CAACTATTATTTAGATTCTGATAATACATATAAGCAAGCATCGACAGTTATTGGTGGTTCTGCATTAGAAATGTCTGCTACTAATGCGGACTATGGTGAATTTTTCTTTCGCCAAAAACAAGACCCAGATGCAGGTGGAGCTGAACGAGTTGCGATAAAAATTGCCTCTACTGGTAGTGTAGGTATTAACACTGAAACTCCTTCTTATAAATTAGATGTATCAGGCATTACTCGTGCTACATCATTCCTTGAAACAGTATATGCAGTGACAGGAACAACCCCTGCTATTGCAGCAACCAATGGAAATATACAGACATGGACATTATCTGGCAACTCAACACCAACAGATAGTTTAAATGCAGGTGAAAGTATCACACTAATGATTGATGATGGTTCTGCTTACACCATTACATGGACATCTTTAGTAGACCAATGGATTGGTGGCTCTGCTCCAACACTAGCTACTACAGGTTATACAGTAGTAGAGTTATGGAAAGTTAGTACAACAGTTTATGCTGCTTATGTTGGAGATGCTAGCTAATGAGTAGATTGGCACATGGGTTAAGATCAGCCGCAGGTAACGCTGGTGGAGATGAAGTAAATGTTGCATATACTAGCTTCTCAACTCTATCAGATGTTACATCAGCTACAAAAACTTTTACTTCTGTTGATATAGGAACACCTAATGCAGATAGATATGTAATTGTAGCTTTACAGTGGGTTAATACTTCATCTACACCAAGTATAAGCTCTGCAACAATTAATGGGGTTTCTGCATCGGTAGCTACATCTCGTAGTGTTTTTTATAATACTGCACATGGCGTATTTTTTGCTAAAGTTCCAACAGGAACTTCGGTAACTATAGTAGCTAATCTGTCAGATACAACTCTTGCAACTTATAATGAGAACATAGCAGTTTATACTATTAATACTCCTACTTTAGGTTTAGTAAGAGACCTATCTCTATATAGTACTTCAACAAATTCAGTAGCTTTTACAGGAATATCTAGTTTTGATGATGTTACAACAAATGAATTTTTAATAAGCAATGTAACATTAAATGGAGTTCGAGATGATATATCAGTAGATGAATTATCTGAAGATACTTATCAAACAAGTGCAACAGGAACAAATTTTTATGCAAGTTATAATAACAATACAGAGTCATTACAGGACATTGCTCCTACTTTTTCTTGGGGTGGTAGTGCTTTAAATGTTACAGCTACTATTTATAGATTTTCTTATGCTCCATTAGACTACGAAGCAGACTTTGGAACTCCTGACTACACTATAACATCTTTTCCAAGCACAGGAACTGGAGTTGACAATGGCACTAGTAATGATGCACTAATTGCTATAGATGCTAACATTAGCTCAACTGATGATGGTGTATTAATGGAAGCAGGTGCTACTGGAACTGGATTAGCTATCGGTGTTTCTAATGAAACTTTGCGAGTAAGAGGCTATACTGGAAATACAGCATGGGGAAGTATTGATGACACATTAACAGCATATTTAGAAATAGATATATCTGATTATACAGGAACATTTTGCACATATTATTTTGCATTTGACACGAGTGCTAGTAGACAGCTAAAAGCATATGTCCAAGTAGGCGGTAAAGGAAGTGCGTATGAATTAATTTTGTTAGGAACAGACTTTGCAACTTCAGCTACTGGTTCTATTTATGGAGTAAACACCAAAGGTTATGGACAAGTTGGTAGTGTTATAACAAATATTGGAACTGATTATGAAGTAAACTTTACTGGGACAATAAATGAAATTAGATACTGGGCTGAAGATGCTGCATTAGATGTGTCAACTTTTGGAACATTATAAGGAAATTAAATGTTTATTAAAATTACAAACGATGAACCTAAAAAATACACAATAGGTCAACTTCGTCACGATAATCCTAATGTCTCTTTTCCTAAAGAGATTCCGTTAGACACTTTAGCAGAATATAATGTATACCCATGCACATTAGCTGAAAAACCTACATACAATAATGCAACACAATATATAACAAAGGGTATACCTGTAGAAGTTAATGGAGCTTGGATACAGCCTTACGATATTCATGATTACACAGCAGAAGAAATTATAGAAAGAGAACAACAAGAAGCAACGGAAGTAAGAGCAAAAAGAAATCAATTACTCAAAGATTCAGACTGGACTCAAATCCCAGATTGCACAGTAGATAAAACAGTATGGGCAACATATCGACAAGAATTACGAGATATTACAACTCAAGAAGGTTTCCCATTTAATGTAACATTTCCTACGAAACCTGAATAATGTTTGGATTTAGTTCATTTTCAGCAAATAGCTTTTCTACATTACCTATTGATTCGCCTGTTAAGTTAGGTGAGGCAAGTATTACAGCAGATGCTAGTATCTCTGTTAATGGTTATCGTATACAACATTTTGCAGGAAACATTACCGCTAATGGTGATGCTACCGCTATTGGTTATCGTGTTAAACAAAGTAGTGCAGGTATTACATCTGATGCAAACATTAATGTTGATGCTTTAAGAATAAGAACAAGTAGTGCAGACATCTCTGCTTACGCTTTAGTTGATGCAGATGGATACTCTCTTGCAAGAGCTAGTGGCTCTATGTTAAGCAATGCTAATGTTAGTGTTAATGCTGTTGCTATATACAGCAGAAATGCAGATGTTGATGCTAATGCAACTGTTACAGGTAATGCAAGAAGAATAAGAACAGTATCACCTAATGTAAACTCTATTGCATCTGTATCATCTTTAGCAAATGCGATATGGTCAGCAGGTGGAGCAATTACATCAGAAGCATTAGTAGAAACAATAGGATATGTACTAGGCGAAGAATGGTCAGATAGTTCAGTTGGATCAGAAACATGGTCTACTGTATCATCTGGAAGCGAAGTATGGGTGGAAGATACACCTGAATCAAACACATGGTTACGACAAGGATAAAACATGGCAAAAACACAAATTAGTCAATATGATGCTGCATCTGCAAACAACACAGATGTAGATAATATTAATATTGCAGAAGGATGCAGTCCTAGTAACATCAATAATGCAATTCGTGAGGTAATGGCTCACCTTAAAGACTTTCAAGCAGGTAATGTTGCAGGAAACTCTTTAGCAGTTGCATCTGGTGGTACAGGTGCAGAAACTGCTGCAAATGCAAGAACTAATTTATCAGCGGCAAAATCTGGTGCTAACTCTGATATTACATCATTAACAGGTCTTACAACACCATTATCTGCTGCACAAGGTGGTACAGGCGTTACCAGTATTTCAGAATTAGTAGACTCATTAGGATTAGATACAGATGCTGATGCACAGTTTGATTCATTAGGAATAGGAACAACAGCTTCTGGAACAACAGGTGAAATTCGTGCAACAGGCAATATCACTGCATACTATTCTGATGATCGTTTAAAAACTAGACATGGAAATATTACAGAAGCACTGAAGAAGATTAACACATTAAATGGTTTTTATTACAGTGCTAATGCAACAGCACAAGCATTAGGATATGAGTCTAAAAAAGAAGTTGGTGTATCAGCTCAAGAAGTTAATGCAATTATGCCAGAAGTTATATCACCAGCACCAATAGATGAACAATACCTTACTGTAGACTATGCAAGACTAGTCCCATTATTAATAGAGGGAGTAAAAGAATTAAATACCAAAGTTAAGCATCTGCAAAAAGAATTAGATGCTCACAAGGCTATTGAACATTGTTCTTGTAAGGAGCAGTAATATGACATTGCAGGCTAGTGGAACAATCAGTCTTAATGATGTTAATTTAGAGTTAAGAAATGCCTCATTATCAGAGTTTTCTGTTAATAGTGAAGAATCTAGAGGTCTATCTCAAAAAGCTACTGGTGCAATATCCTTCTCTAATTACTATGGTAGATCATTTGACTTTCTTGGTCAGGAAGAGTTTACGACTACAGGACTCCATACATGGGTATGCCCACAAAAAGTAAACACTGTTCACGCTGTATGTGTTGGTGGTGGTGGCGGTGGTTCTGGTTCTGGTGATGGTGGTGATGGAGGTGGTGGCGGAGGTCTTGGATGGAAAAACAATATCTCTGTCACTGCTGGAGAAACATACTATGTTTATGTTGGCATTGGTGGAAACCCAAATAGTTTGGTTGATGGTGTAGGTAGTATATTTATTACTACAGATGCTTTTGAAATATCATCATTTTCTGTTGCTTCTAATGTTGTTACTGTAAATACAAGTTCTGCACATAGTTTTGAAACAGGAGATACTGTTTCTGTAGACTGTTCATTTAGAGAAATTAACGGCACATTTACTATTACCAAAGTTGATGAAGATACATTTACATACTCTAAAACATTTCAAGATTACAGTGAATTATCTGTAACAGGTGTATGTTTTGAAGGAAACATTATTGTTAGAGGTGGTGGTGGAGATTCAGGATTAACTACATTTGGTGGATTCTCATCTCCAAACAACACTATGGTAGGTGGAACATTTAACGG